TGTCGGCTCGAAGATGCTGCGGAATTCTTCCTTGTCCTCATCCTCGGTTGCATAGATCGCGTTGATATACTCAGTCGGCAGCAGGTCCTCGACCATCATCCAATTCGCATCTGCACCAACCGGATCAGTGCTATTCGGATCGATCAGTACTTGATGTGGCAAGCGTATCCTGACATACGGACCACTCGGTTGCAGGAATTCGACTTTCTCTTCCAACGCAACGAGCTTCTGTTCGATCTCCCTGATCTCTTCATCATCTTCTGCCTTCGCCAACTCATCACTGAGTGCTTGCAGATCAGTCATTGCCTGTTCGCTGCTCTTGTCACGCTGCGTATATCCAACCTCGAACCATGCGCGATTCGTCAGCAACGCAATGATGACGTTGCGCTTCGCTTTCGGTTTGATGTTCACACCGGGTGCATACTTCATCCTGAACAGTGCACTTACCAACTTCTCGACTGCACGCGCGAACTCATCGCCAGCTTCATCCATCGTGGCATCTTGCTGTGGTTGGCTGGTCACACTGACAATCGGGTTCTTGGCATACAACTCTGGCAACTGCGCATTCACGTTCGCGAACACGATGTTCTCAGTGCTGCTGAATCGTTCATTCAGTCGGCGCGCAACATGACGATTACCAGCCACACCAAGATCAGTGCCGTCACGATGATCAGATTGGTCATGATTGTAATAGCGAATTGCCTCATCCCACGCATCATATAAGTCCTTCATCGACTTCTGTGCAGTGTCACGACGTGATCGCCATACCCCGCCACGCTTAGAGGACACCGGTATTCTGCTGTCAGGCATTGCCTTATACACAGCGGGGGGTTCAGGTGTAGCGGGCAAACCAACGTCTGCCTGCGTAAGTGCCTGCTCAAGCGGATCACCTTGCGTATCCAAATTAAGCTGCGGATCATCCTGTTCAAAGCTACCGCTCACTTGTGCCTCGCTTTTGGACCACGTTGCTGCTGCCGTTCAATCTCGTGCCATGCCATCCATGCAGGTGGCAGATCAGGTTTACCTGTGTAACGCGCAAGCCGTGGTCGGTTGCTCATCGCATACTTCCACATGTCCATCGCGTGGTCGTTGCGATCCACAGGCTTGTCAGTCGTCTCGTCACTGCCATCGCGTTGGAAGTAATACTCAGTGATCTCATCGATGAACCAGCTACACCTGTCGCTAACATAGAAGTGTGGCGAGAACCGCTGACCAGTGATCGGGTTCTCATGCAGCGGCAGTGGTGTCAAATACTGCCAGTTCTTGCTGATACCAGCGTTGATGTCATTGTTGCCACGCTGCATACGGATGCCCTCATCCGCGAACATCTGCCCTACAGTCTCACCTACAGTTCGTGCACTTCCTGCTTTCCGTCGGAACACATCAGGGTCAGCAAACACTGCGCTGAGTTCATCGTCCTCAATTCGATACTCTGCACGTAGCGTCGATATATACTTTGCCGCAGCAGCGACGGTAAGTTCTGCAATGCGGAACCCATCGAGCAGTAGCACATTGGCATCATCGTCACAGTAGAACAGTCCGTAGCAGGAGTGTCGAGATAGTCCGTGGTCGTATCCTTCAACAAACGTAGGCTGAAAACCGGAAGCCCGCATCTGGCGCAGATACGACCTAACATCTTCATGTGGTAGGACATGCATGGCTTCATCGAATTGCGGATAGATGAGACCACTAAGTGCCCCCCATCTACCGAATACGAAACGCTCTCGCATGCTGCCTGTGTATGTGGCAAGCATGCCTCGGATGTAGTCCTCACCGACGTTATCGACGTTCTCGTAGGTGCTGCCCTCGAATAACTCAATGAGTGGAACAGGCTTCTGATCCACGATGATAGGTTTGCCTTCATCATCCACCTCGCACAACAGCTTCTCACTGATGATGCCGCGATCAGTGAAATCATGCAGCGGCTTTACGATCTCTCGATAGCACCAATTGCGAGTTGGGTTGAGAGTAGCCATAAACCAACGTGGCCCAACACGTGGCATACCCACTTCATCACCAACATATTCGGTATTGCCACGCAACCGCCCCATCAGGTCCATGAAGTCCTTGTGTGAGAACTCAGGGTCTTCCAACTGATCAACCACGATCCAATCGTAGGTCGCTGATAACAAATTCGATTTCGAGTCTTCCGTCTGTTTGCCTTGTTGCGCAACATACCTGAAGTTCACCGTCGATCCATTTTTCAGCAACAGTGTGTTCTCGTCCCGGCTCGGCATACGCTTGATCCAGTGCGACGGACACCACTGCAAGAATTCTCGCCTTATTGTATCGTTGAGCTTCGGATACGTCGAACGGGCCACTAGACCATTGCACCCCGGATAGTCCTTGCATAACTTCAGCGCCTTGATACATGTCGCAGCAGTCTTGCCATTACCGAACCCACCACCGATGAACTGCACCTTCTTCATCGAGCGGTGGAACCGATCATGCATCCCACCTTCAACAATCTTGTAGCGTTTGCTCACAGAGACTGCCCAAGCTGCGCAGTGGATGCAGCCGTAGCAGTGATCGTGCGCGCACCGGGTGGGATGGCATACACGCTATCCGTGGTGGCGGGCACAACCAATGCGACGCCGTTGTCGAATGTATAGGTCGTGCCACCAGGGACGCGTATATGTGAGTAGAGCGTGAATGATGAATTGTTGCCACTCGCATCCACAGCAGACGGCAGTGCAACAGCCACACCAACACCAAGCACCAACGATGGTCCAGCTACGAACGCCATCACTCACTCTCCATGTCTATGACAGGCATCTGTGCACCGTCACGTTTCACAATCTCGATGACAAGACCACCATCCATCCGATGACGATGCTCAACAACATCACTAGGACGATGACCGCTTCGATCCAGAACATCTTTAGCTGCTGCCATGCGGTCGCTTCTGGTTCCTTCTTCCATCGCTCGAACCACAACTTGTGCAGCAGCACGCGCATTCTTGACAAACAGTTCGCGAACCACATTGGTTTCACTGTCCAACACTGTGCGCACAACCGCATCATGCATCTGTGTATACGGATCACCAACCTTGATGCGACCGATCTGTTCCACACTCAGTCCAGTTGCGATGGCAATCTCTTCATCATCCAGCCCGAACAGCGAATACGCGAGCACCACACTCACTGCATTCATCGTGCGCGGCACTTCAGGCAATTCACTCAACTTGCGACGCGCAGCAGTTACGATCCGCTGCGCTTCTGCATGTGTTGGCACTTCAACCAACCCATCTACTGGTCCGTCAACATGATCCACGCGGCCATCAGGATACACAAGACGACCATCAGCAAGACGAAGGGGTGCATCTCTACGCGGTAGTGGCATATTATCCCCTTGGCCTAAATCCACGCATGACGCCACGCAGTGTCGGACTGGTGCGACTTGCTTGCAGTGCTGCAATTTCAGCAGGTGTTGGTGGCCTACGTGGTGATTGACTATTGAATGGAACTTGTGGTGCAACAGCCTCAACCGGACCCTGCGGAGGTAAGTTCGCCATGCCAGGGCGTGGTTCGACACCGGCGGTTGGTGATGGCGGACCAAGTAACGTTGGTTGCGGAGGTCCAGCAATTGCACGCTGCATTGCTGTTTCCATCGGTGATGCAGCGGCAGTATCAGGTCCAGGCAACAATAGCGGTGCATCTGGTCCTGCCACACGAGGAACACCAGCGCCAGGATCAACAGGTGGTGGAACACTTGCACCCGGTTGTGGCATTGCAGGGATGCGAGACGCACCATACATCAGTGCAGCGGCAGGAATACCAGCAGCAATACTCATACCAAGTGGACCGATACCACTACCACCCATTGCACCAGTATCAGCAGTTCCGCCTGTGCTTGGCGCTGCACTCGTTCGTTGATCACCGCCACCATCCGCAGGTGGAATAGGCGGAACAGGCAATGGTCTACCTCCACCACCGCGTGCACCACCACGTGCAGCAGCCATTGCTGCCTGATCATCAGCTTCGGTTGCGGGCACATCATTCCGCAAACCAGGAATCAATGATGGATCACGTGCATTCGCTTCGAGTGTGCGCCGCACATTCTCACTCGTAGGCTGCATGCCTTTGCTGCGTAGATAATTCAACACCATCGATGTCGGTGACAGCGTATCAGCAGTCGGATCATCCGGCATCACATTCCCCCTCTACGTGCTAAGATAGCATGTGCAATGCTAGTTGCAGCACCTACATGATGCAAATCTGGTGGTAAGTTACCAGCGGGTGCGGTCTGCATCTGTGGGGGTCGAGGGGGTCGGGCCTGATTTGCGGGCATAGAATCCAGTTCTATATCCTGCTTGCTGCCTTCTTTTATTCCGCGCGCCTTATCTCTGGATATGTCGGCAGCGTTTTCTTTCGGAGGCGAAGTGTTCTTGCGTGGTGCCTTACCAGTTGCCATGCTGGTCCTTATCTCGGGCGCGTAATCACCGCGTGGCATCAGTATGCACCTCCACTTGCAGCAGTCTGCTTACCACCACCACCATTTCCACTCACATCAGCAGGATACGATGCAGGGAACACAACGCGAGTGAGCAACGCTTGGAATGCAGCAAGATCAGCAGCAGTCGTGTTGCGTGCCATGAGGTTGATCTGTTCAATTGGGATCAAACCACCGGGACTGCCCTGTTCCCACTTGATCTGCTTCTTCGATTTGGTGGCAGTATTACCAGCAGCAGCACCAAGTAGTGTATACAACAGCGAAGTCGTGCCGCCGGTCATACCACCATTGCGGAGCATCTTTGCAATACGATCATCGCCTTGCTGGATGCCATTGAAGTGGACATATCCACTTGTTCCTTCTTGGTTCGCAGCACCAGGACCGAGTGTATTCGTATAGCCAGTGAACGGCACGCGACCAGGAAAGCTACTGATGCCATACGTCGCCATTTCTGCATCTCCTCTCGTAACTGATTTGCGCAGCAAATCACCCCCGTCATCGACCTGCAACGCATCTACTTGCACACCGAACAAAATCCGCCCACATATATACCAATCGCATGCAACTTGATTTATGCTGCTGTCCCGTCGCGAGCCGTCGCGGGCCGTGGTGTTCGAGGTGCGCCACGCCAGCCGGCACACTGTAATATACCCGCTTTTGGTTTCGGATCGGGGGAGTAGGGGGGCATCTACACTACATACATGCATACATACGCACACGAACACATGCATACACATGCACATGTTGCGTGGCGCATACATGCATTGATGTGGTGATGTAGTCATGCATTGCTGTAGTCACGTATGCACATGCATGCGTGGTGATGTATTGCAATATGTGACACAAGCGAGCGCATGCATCCATCCACATAACAGCGCACCCATCCACAAGCTGAGCCTAGCATTGTCTGCGTTGCCTGCCATTACCAGCATTATCATTACCATGTTGTGTATATACGTGGGCCGTTCATATTCGGTCTACAAGCAGGCTACACGGGCC